CAGAACTCACCAAAACACAAGCTATAGCAGCAGCAGACGGCAAAATTACAGAAGCAGAACAAAGACAAATACAACAACTTCAATTGAAACTCCAAGAGGCTAAAACATTTGCACAGCAAAAAGTGAATGAGTTGAATATTGGGGGACGTAACCTTGTATTAAATTCAAAGAACAAACGCACTATGAATGGTTATACAGGTATTTTCTACTTGCTTAATCAGCCAACTAAGAGTAATGAACAATATATGTTTTCTTGTATTGGGGATATAAAAGGAATTACACATATTTACTTTTCAGATGAATTAGGAGGTGAGCCAAGACAATATATAAACACAAATTTACAAAGCGGAAAGTTTACTAATTTAATAGTACCTAATAAAGAATGGAGAGGTATTACTATTTATCACGAAGTTGCAGGCGTTATACCCGTTCCTACTTCATCTGTTGAACTCGTAAAACTCGAACGTGGCAACAAACCCACCGACTGGACTCCTGCTCCCGAAGATGTATGGGATACAATGGTAGATTTAGGTATCATTGATAAAAATGCAATGAACCTGACAGAAGCCGAAAAAGCAAATGTTAAATTTATCAATGGTATGTTTAGCAAAGGTGCTGATTATACCAATGGTACAGAAGTAGTAAAAAATACAATCACTACTGGAGCTTTAACTGTTGGTAATACATTAGGAGGTAACGCAGGTATTAATGGTGCTGGACTTGATGGCAAATCTATTCGTTTCTTTGCTGGTGCTAACTATAGAGACAAAGAAAGTGCCCCTTTTAGAGTTCAAGATGATGGGAGTATATATGCTTCAAAAGGTCAAATAGGTAGATTCAAAATAGAAAGTGCTGAAAATACATCTCTTATAGCTAACGGATTACAAATAAAATCACAAGGTATCATAAACGCTTACGGAAAAGGAATTGACCGTAATACATCAGTTATAATAAATGACCCCAGTCAATTAAATGAACCGGTAGGAAATCGACCCGTTATTAATGTATTTTCAAGTGGATTTAATAATTTATCTCATTCATCAATGGAAATTATTAGTAGAGGCGGTAGATATAATAAGGCTCTTATATTAGATGCAAGCATAACGAGCTCTTCATCATATAATGCAATAGCATTAGATGTTGTTTCAGGATATATAAAAACATCTGAAAAAACAGCCTTTATTATGAAAGGAAAAGCTATGTTTGAAGAAACATACATAGGAGCTTCTTATAGTGACATCATAACATCAAGCATAGGTTTTTGTCATACTTATGTATTCAATAGTGTTTCAAGTGATAATGTTTTTCTTTCTAATCGTTGGGAAATTGAAAGTTTAATAGGAAAAAGTAATATAACATTTGAACTGCAAATTATGGCTACTTTTAATATTTCAAGAAACATTATAATAAGAGGTAGAACTGGAGGAAGATTACTTGATAATAGTGGCAATCCGTATAGCGGAGCAGATGGAGTTTTATCATTAGGAAGGGGAAATACACTAATACTTCGTTATGTAGATGGACATTATTACATAATGAGCCATAGAGAATAAATAACAACTTAATATAACAAACATTATGCAAATCATTCAAAAAACAACCCGAATTACTGCACAAGAAATTGTGCAAGGAGTTACAATAATGTACTCTTACGAAACAGAAAATGACAACAACCCTATAGCTGTCGCTTTCTCAGTAACTCGTGAACAGTCATCTAACTACCCAATAATTCAGGGTACAGTTACTGCTAACGATTTTAATGTTCAAAACTCCAATTTTCAAGGAACAGACATTGAACTCTACAAGCACATTCACGAGGCTTGTGTTGCCATTATTAATGGTACAGAAAAACAAAAGTAATTATTAACACAAGGTAAAAGGTAGGCAATCACAATCTTACCTTTTACCTTTTATATCTTACCTAAAAATGACCTTACAAGAACTACTTGCACTACCCGAAGCCGCGCGTATTGCCGAGCTCAAAAAATATCCAGCAGAACGTCCTGAAACCCAATTACTCCTAAAAGATTGGGACTATACTAAGCACGATATTTTCGACCCTGAATTGCGCCCAAAACGAAAGGTGCTTACCCAAGAAGCAACCTATAATAAGGACGGCACAATTCATACCCCAGCAAAATTCAAAGATGAAGAAGTCAATCGCCTCGCTCTACCCTTAGAACAGGATATTGTCAATATTCACACCGCATTCACGGTAGGTACACCTCCTAAAATCACGGCAAACACCGATAAAACAGAGCAAGAAGAATTATTTAAACTTCTAACTGACCTACACAAGCGCAACAAGCTACAATACGATAACAAGCGTATAGTTCGCTCTTGGTTCTCTGAATGCGAAGTAGCTGAATATTGGTACGTAAAACCCTCAAAGGAAGATGACTCTAATCCTACTTATCGTCTTAAGTCTATGATATGGTCGCCTTTTCGTGGTGATACCCTATACCCATATTACGATGAGTACGGCAACCTTATAGCATTCTCCCGTGAGTACAACAAAACGGATAGCAAAGGCATACAAACCTCACGCCTAATGGTCATTGATAACCAAAATGTAACAATTTACAGCAACGGCGTACAAGTAGAGAAATATCAACACGGATTTTCCAAAATACCTGTTATCTATATGAAGCGTGAACGACCATTGTGCGATAAAATACGCACACTCCGTAATCGACTTGAGTTGCTCTTATCCAATTTTGCCGATTGTCTTGACTACAATTTCTACCCCAAATTAGTAGCTTCAGGAGATGTGAAAGGCACTCGTAATAAAGGAACGGGAAGCGAGATAATTCAACTTGAAAACGATGCACAAGTGTCCTACCTAACTTGGCAACAGTCCCCTGATATGGCAAAATTAGAGTTTGATAACCTCACCTCCCGCTGTTATGCCCTAACTAACACCCCACAAATTACGTTTGAGGCTTTGCAAGGTATCGGCAACGCCCTCAGCGGTAAGGCGTTTAAGTTTATGTTTATGGGGACGCATATGGCAGTGAGCAATCACGCTGAGACTGTAGAAGAATTCTTGCAACGCCGTATCAACTTCCTATTGTCTGCAATAGTAAGCCTCATCCCTAAATACGCCAGCATTGCCAAACAAACACAAGTCAGTATAGAGATTGTACCTTATATGATTGACAGCTTAACCGAAAAGATAGCCGACGCTGTTAGTGCTGTTCAAGGAGGGGTTGCTTCACTTAAAGAAGGTGTTATTTTGGCAGGTATCACTGACCGCGTAGATGAAGAACTCGCTCAGATAGAGAAAGAAAAAGGAAAGGAAGTGTTTAAGGATTAGCAAAAATGAACTTAGAAAAGTGGAATGAATATCACCAGAACCAAACCGAAAGGGACGTTTCTAAACTCCTTCATCTATTTGATGAGGTGCTAAAAATGGTAGTGATGTACTATGGGTTGCAGACTATCAAAGATGAGTTCTTTTCCTTTACCTTGTACCCTGTACTGAACAATAAAGTAAAATCACTCTTTGAAAAGTTTAACAACGTATTTTCTCAAAAGATGAATTACTGTATAGATAAGCACTACCAGCTATCTAAGGACAAGTTTAAAGACGTGTTTACTAACATTCATCATTCACAAAAAGGGGAAGATACTTTACAAAGCCTTGTGATGAAAGAAAAGAAGTGTATGCTTTCAGGTAGGGTGTGGAACTTAACACAACAGTATCGCACTGAAATAGAAATGGCATTAGATGTAGCCATACACGAGGGAACACCAGCTAATCAGCTCACATCTGTACTAAAGAAATACCTACAAAACCCTGATACCCTTTTCAGAAAGTACCGAAATAAAAACGGTGTTTTACAACTCTCGCAAAAAGCAAAGGAATATCGCTCAGGACAAGGAGTATATAGGAGTGCATACAAGAATGCCGAACGCTTGGCACGTACAGAGATAAACATAGCCTATCGTACCGCCGATATAGAACGCTGGCAAAGTATGGATATGATAGCGGGCTACGAAATCAAGCGAAGCAAGCACCCTCACGGTTGTGAAATATGTGATATGATGAAAGGTATATACCCTAAGAGCTTCGTATGGGTAGGTAATCACCCAAACTGCCGTTGCTATATGACTCCTGTATTCAAAAAAGATATAGCAGGGAAAGAAATTTATATCAACCCTAAATTAACGGAATGGATAGCCCAAAATGAGAATAAAATTGCAATGGCTAAGAGTATGCCAATGTTTTTGTGGGGTATAGACAGACAAAGCGAAGGAGTATCACAAAGAGTAATACAGGCAATACAACCTTTCAGTAGGAGTACTTATGTAGCCTTTGAACCTTTCTCACCTGTGATTATTGAGCGTTTGAAGAAGATAAAACACAACACCGATAAGCAAAAACTATTACAAGAAATCATAGACGATGAAAGGGCAAAACTTGTCTTTCAGCACAAGACAAACGGAGCAAAAACAGTCCTTTTTGACCTACACAGAGGTAAAGGAGAAAACCTGAAAAATACTTTAGTAATGGCTAAAGCTCTCAATGAGAAAGGAAAGTCTGTTGCTCTATTGCCTGAATATGATAAGATTAGAAGTGCCGATGCTATTGTGCAGTTTAAGGAAAAGTTAGTGATTGCTGATTTCAAGTATCTAAAATCAAAAAAGATAAACACCCTACAAAAAGAATTACATGAAGGGTTTGAGCAAGCGAGTACAATTGTCTTAAAATTAGAGAAAGGTAACGCTGATTTGTTTGTACAATCTATTGAGTATTTAAAGAGAAATGAAAGAAAAATTGGAGATACAAAAAAAACAAAAGATAGGCTATTTTAGAAATAATGTAGTTGAAGAGATTATAAATATCAGAAAAAATACTGTTATGTTCAGGTTGTATGAAAATGATGCTCTTTGTATCAGTTACTTGGAAAACAGTGAAGATGATGATTATGGTTTTTATTTAGCAGAAAAAAATCAAAAATACCCTTATTTTAATGCTAATACTTTGAATATACAGAGAAATATCATAGCTAATGTTGAGAGAATTTCAGATAAAAAACTCTTTGACTTGTTGCAAGAGATAGGAGAAAAAATATCTCATCTTTCTGATGAGGTAGTAATCAAATATTATCATATAGATGTAAGACATACCTTGACTAACCTAAAAAAACTTCATATCAACAGCGAAAATGCAAAAAATGTATTTGAAGTGGAATATAAGGGGGATATCTTTACATTTGAATATAGAAAGATTGTCGTAGACAATATAGTGAATGATATTTCAAGATTAATCAAACTTGAAAAACAAAAAGCTGTTCCAAAAAAATATACAAAGTTTATTATACCAACAAATTTAAATGCTATTTATGATTTTTTTGAAGTCTTTTTGTCTTGTGAAAATGTAATTGGAAAAGACTTAATAAACAAAAAGATATTTTCTAATAAGTTATCGCTGTATACATCTTTAGATTTTGATGATACAAAGTCTGAAAAATACGGTATACTTCCGTTTTTCGATTGGGAGGGAAGTATCAATGTATATTGTAAAAACTTGCTTATAGAAAACGGAATAATACAAAAACCATATGCAGATAAGACTTTAGCAGCGAAATATCAGGTAGAAAATACAGCTTGCTCGTATGGAGTAAGAGATGAGTTTCCTTGTTGTGTACTATTGGGAGCCTATATCAATCCAAGTAATGAGACTTTGCAGGAGCTTGCAGGAGATGGTGCTGTATATATCGAACAAGCTGATATAAGCTTAAAAGATGATGTAGTAGTCATAAATACAAAAAAAGCATATTTATATGAAGATGGTAATCTAAGCGAGAAAGTTGAAAATTTTAAAGTTGAGATAAATGCATATGAGCTTTTCAGAGATAATTTCTTAGGAGTGTCAAAAGACTATATCTTTGGAAGTGATACAAAAAGAGGTATCGTATTTGAGCTTAAATAAGTCTGCTTGAATATTTATACAAAATCATGGACACTCTCTTAAAAGAAATTATCTTCTTCTTCCCCCCGAACAACTTCAAATCCCTTTTCATAAGAATATCCACAATTCACAACTACCAATTCCTCATAATCATTTACTTTAACCTTTTCAATCTCATTCTTTTTACTTTTCTCCAATTTTCTATATTCAAAATCAGGAATCGTCACTTTAAATTTATTCAATTCTCCCCTAGCTTCTATTTTCCTTATTCGCAATTTTTTCCTGTCGTCTTCTGATAATCCTTTCATTTTTTCTCTTAAAATTTCAATATTTCTATTTATTTCTTCAAAATTCTCTTCGTAAACTATTCTTGGAATCACATC